TTCCTCAGTACCCACTTCCGGCGTACCAGCAGATCCTTTGGGGATACCCACGAGGCGAGTTCACGGCGTCACCACTCAACGAAGTCAACGCTCAATTCAACGCCCTTGAGCAGAACGGCCCAGTGCGTCCATCGGACTCACTCAGCGTGTTCATCGGCCACCCACAGACCAAAATGCTCTACGGCTTCTCAGCAGTCGAACAGGCGCTCCCCTTCGCTGACCTGTACGTCAACCGCCAGGAATGGCTACTCGCTGAGTACAAGGCTGGCTCAACCCCAGCAATGTTCCTTGAAACCGATTCTGCCCTCGAACTGTGGCAGATGGCTGACAACGACCGCATCCTGAACGACTACTACTCAGGCATGACGCAGAACCGTCAGCAGATTCGCTCACTGCCTGGTGGCGCAAAGGTCGTCCAGACCATGCAGGTAGACGAGAAATACAAGTCGGATTACGACGAGTTCATCGCCAAGCGCATCGCAGCCATCTTCGGTGTTCAGCCTTCACAGGTTGGCGTCGTCGCTCGTGCTGGTCTTGGTGGTGGAAAGGGCATGGCTGACGGCGAAGCAGAATCAGCCGAAACCGTCTCGACTAAGCCGACCATCAACTTCATCGTGGACATGGTGAACAACCTCAGCCGTCAACACCTCGGCATGGACGACAGCATCACATTCAACATCACCAACGACACCAGTTCAACGGATCAACTGAACCGCTACAAGGCACTCTCAACCGCTCTCAACTCAGGAATGCTGACTGAGAACGACGTTCGTGGCGAATTGGGAATGCCACTGTTTGACATGCCCGAAGCCGACGAGCCTTTCATCTTGACCGCAGCAGGCCCGACCTTCTTAAAGGGTCAGCTCGAAGTAGACCAGACCGGCGAAACAATCGGACAGACAGGGCCATCAAGTGACCAAGCGAACACGAACCAAAACCCACAAGGCTCACAAAGCCAAGAAAGCCAAAGTCGGCAAGGTGACAACAGCCAAGAAGCCGAAGCACTCAGCAGTGGCAGCGAAGCGAAGCCGGTTGGGATAAGTGCGCCGGATGCTAAGGCCGCTGAGGAGAAGGCGTACCGTCGCTTCTCGGCCAAACCGAGGTCGAGGGAGTTTGAGTTTGTTCACCACACGCCGGAAGAAGCAGCAATCCTGAAAGCGCAGATAACTGATACCCCAAAAGGTTTAGTTACTAAGAAGGACGAAAGCCATGAGGACAGGATTACGACCCTGGCTGACAAGCACAAGAAAGCGATTCAGGTCGCACTTGCTGGGAGTGTTGTCGGAGTTAGTACTGCTATTGACCACGCCGTCAAACTCTCGCAAACGCTAGACGCACCAGCGGCAGCACAACAGGCCGTTGACGCTTACATCAACTTCAACGCAACCGATAGCGTGAACGCTCTCAAGAGCCTTTACACAGTGGTCATGCAAGAGGGTGCGGAGAACGAAGCCTCGAACATCGGCGCTGACGCAATCCTGAATCCGTTGAACCAGCAGCTCATCGAGCGAGCCGGTTACACGATTAAGGGCATCAACGACACGACTGCCAAGCGCATCTACACGGCAATTCGAGACGGCGTAGCAAGTGGCTCAGGTCACGCTGATATCACATCTACTATCAACGCCATTATCAACGACCCAGCCCGAGCGGAAATCATCGCCTCAACTGAAGCGAACCGAGGCTACCTAATGGCCTCACAGCAGGTCGCAACGGACAACGGCGCAATCGGCTTTGACTGGGTGACTGACTCAGACCCATGCCAAGAGTGCATAGATTTGGCCTCGGCAAACCCTCACGACATTTCGGAGCAAGCCCCACCAGATCACCCGAACTGCGTGTGTTCCATGAAGTTCATCTACCCGAGCGCTAACGGCTCATCAGACTCAACAGGAGACTAACCAATGTCAGAAATCACCTACGCCTACTTCGGCGGTCTAGAAAAGTCACGAGACGATAAGGGCTTTCTTGTTGTCAAGGGACTGGCTACCGACGACACGCTCGACCTCGACCAGCAAATCTGCGACCCTGAGTGGCTTAAGACAGCCATGCCCAAGTGGTTCGAGATTGGCAACATTCGTGAACAGCACGACGGCTCCAAGGCAGTAGGCAAGGCGACCTCAATGGCCGCTAAAGGAACCGGCTTCGAGATTGGCGCAAAGATTGTTGACCCCGTTGCCGCTATGAAACTAGAGGAAGGTGTCTACACCGGCTTCAGTATCGGTATCAAGGGCGCTTACGTTGACTACAACGACGACCGTGCGCCTGGTGGCGTGATTAAGGCGGGGACAATCTGCGAAATATCAGTTGTTGACCGTCCGGCCAACCCTTCTTGCTCGCTTGAGCTAGCCAAATCGGTAAACGGCGTAATGACCAAGAGCGTCGAACTACAGGAGAATGACATGACCAACGCACCAGAGCAAGAGCCTGGCGAATACTACCTACCTTGCCCTGCTTGCAACGGCACTGGCGAAGTCCACACTGGCACTGACCAGGGTGCGGCAACCCACCCATGCGAAGCCTGTGACGGCTCAGGTAAGGCATCATCGCTTGACTCAGAGAACATCCCCACCCTTCCAGCAACGTCGAACCCTGCGCTCGCTGGCGAACTTATGAACGACCCACTCGCAGACGGCAAGTCCGTTGACGCTGAAGTCGCCAAGAAGGACTACTCGGACGACGAGCGTGACGCTATGGCCGACAAGGGCGAAGCACTGCCCGACGGCTCGTTCCCAATCAAGACCGTTAAGGATCTAAAGAACGCTATCCAGTCTTTCGGACGTGCCAAAAACCCAGCCAAGGCTAAGGCCCACATCAAGGCTCGTGCTGAGGCGCTTGGCAAGGAAGACCTAATTCCCGAGAACTGGAAGGCCGTTGACGCCGACGTTGCTAAGGCAGACGACATGGAACACGACCCAGCCGACCTCGCTGACGTTCGTGCCGGTCTCATTGCCCTTATCAAGGCCGAACTCGACGAGATGCTTGCAGGTGACGAAAACGAAATCTGCGACGTTCAGGAACTTCTTTGCTCACTGTCAATCTTCCTTGACTGGTGGACTGACGAAGCATCAGAAAACGAAACATCAGCGCCCTTCACAGGTTGGGACAACGACTCATCAGGAGATGACACAATGGCATACATTGGCCTCGGCGTTTCAGCCGACCTCGTTAAGGCAGTTGGCGCATCAACCGCTACTGACGAAATCAAGTCTGAGTTCAAGGCAGAAGTCCGCAAGGCACTTGGCCTGGATGACGAATTAACCGCAATCAAGACGGCGTACACCGAAGCGACAGAGCAGCTCGAACTGCTGAAGGCTGAGATGGACATTGTTAAGAACTTTGCGGCCCCGAGTGACATTTCACTCATCCGACCTGACAAGCGTGGAGAGTCAATCTCCAAGGCTGCCAAGTTGCGTTTGGAAGTACGCCAAGCCCGAGAGAGTGCCAAGAGCGCTATGGGTGACGCAGCACTTCGTGAGCTTTACAACCAGAAGGCAGACGAGCTTGAGGCTCAACTCGCCGCACTGGAAAACAACTAACCCCTAACTAAAGGAAAACCACAATGGCTCTTTCAACGCCTACCGTTGACCAGTTGTTTGGTGGCTTGCCAGCATCACAGCGTCTCGCACGCTTCGAGGCTTACAAGGCATCACTCGCAACCAAGTTCAACGAAAACCTTTCACTCAAGGCCGCTGGTGCTTTGTCATTCTCACAGAAGCAGGGTGTCGTTAAGAGCGTCAACCCAGCCGCTTCTGCTATTGACGCACTCACCAAGTCTGGCGCTTCAGAGGAAACAATCGCCCTCGTATCCAAGGCCGTAGCCGGAGACGTAGAGAAGAACTGGTCGAACACCAGCCCACTTAACTACAACCCTGGCAACGTCGGTTTCACACCGTTCGACCTTCAGGAAAGCATCGAGTTCCTCGTACCTGTAATGACTCCACTGCGCAACTCGATTCCTCGCCGTCAGGCTCAGGGTCAGGCTGTTCAGATCCGTCAAATCACGGGTTACTCGAACTCACGCACCGGCGGTGTTTCTAACCTCAGCACCTTCTTCAACTCAGCCTCGAACACTGCATCGTTCAACGGCATCTCGCTGAACCGTCCTAACCTCATCTCATACGAAACCGACGCACTCGTCGTTCCTTTCGTTGAAAACGGTATCTCGGACAGCGTTGAGTACCAGGCACAGTTCGCAGCCCAGGGCTACACCGACCTTCGTCAGTTGTCCAACACTGCTGCTATCTACTCACACATGCTTGGTGAAGAAAACAACATCCTGAACTCAACGTCTGCTGTTCTGCCTATCACTGGCGTAACCGCAACGACTGTTGAGGGTGGCACTGCTGTTGGTCTCCCAGCCGGTACTTTCACACCACTCGTTACCATCAGCTCATCTTTCGGTGAGTCACAGGCAATCACTGGTGAGAGCGTTACCACGACTGCTGGCCAGTCTGTTGCTGTTACCTTGTCATCAGTTCCAGTTGGCGCAGTTGGCCTCAACGTTTACGCAACCATCGGTGGCGTTCACTACGTTGGTCGCACCGCTAACACGGCTGCTGGCGCAACCCCTACGCAGTGGTCAACGATTGGCTCATTGCCTTCAACCTCGGCTGACAACGGTTCATCACCTGCTTACCAGTTCGGCGGAACTT